AGAACTAGAACAAGTAGAGGAGGGAGAGTGTGAATCCTGTGCAGTTTAAGGTAGGTTCAGTGAATAATACACTTAATGATAAGAAGGTAAAGGGGATGACTGTTTTCAACAGCACCCCTCATGATACCAAGAAGCAGCCAATGTTCTTTGGCGCGCCACTTGGTGTACAAAGATATGATTCCTATAAGTATCCTATCTTTGAGAAACTTACAACTCAACAATTAGGATATTTTTGGAGACCAGAGGAGGTATCACTGCAGAAAGATCGTGGAGATTATCAATCACTTCGTCCAGAACAAAAGCATATCTATACCTCTAACCTCAAGTACCAGATTATGCTTGACTCCATTCAAGGGCGTGGTCCTGGGATGGCTTTTATTCCTTACTGCAGCTTACCTGAACTAGAGGCATGTATGGAGGTCTGGGGATTCATGGAGATGATCCACAGTCGCTCGTACACCTATATCATCAAGAACATTTATTCTGATCCCTCTGAGGTCTTTGATAAGATTGTGTCTGATGAGCGCATCCTAGAGCGTGCTAGTAGCGTTACAGAGTCCTATAATGACTTTATTAACTCTGCTCATCAGTATGATGGTGGAACCATGTGGGACCTGGCAAGAGAGGGTCACGCTACTGGTCAGTATGAGCGTCGTGAGTTAAAGCGTAAACTTTACAGAGCAGTTGCTAATGTCAACATACTGGAAGGCATTCGCTTTTATGTCAGTTTTGCTTGCTCTTTTGCATTTGGTGAACTCAAGCTTATGGAGGGGTCCGCTAAGATCATCTCCCTTATTGCAAGAGACGAGAACCAACACCTTGCCATCACCCAGAACATTCTGAACAAGTGGGCGGCAGGTGATGATAAAGAGATGCAGGAGATTGCCAAAGAGGAGCAAGAGTACGTTTATGCAATGTTTGATCGTGCTGTCAATGAAGAAAAGCGTTGGGCAGATTACCTGTTCAAAGATGGATCAATGATTGGTCTGAATGACAAACTTCTTCAGCAGTATGTTGAATGGATTGCCAATCGTCGTATGAAGGCAATCGGTCTCAAACCAGTTTATGATATCCCCGCAAAGAACAATCCTCTGCCTTGGACACAGCACTGGATTTCTTCTAAGGGTCTTCAGGTTGCTCCACAGGAGACTGAGGTTGAGTCTTATGTTGTTGGCGGTATTAAGCAAGACGTGAAGAAGGATACCTTCGCTGGGTTCCAACTGTGAGCGAATTGCCAGAATGGAAACGACGTGCCCTTGCTGATCCGTCAATAAAGGATAAGCAGGCACGTATTATCATGGATGGTCCAAAGTGTTTGACTGATGCCTGGTTTCTTATGGCAATGAAGTACAAATACGACAGATAAATAATCTAGGTTTCATCATGAATATGTGGAAGAAAGTAAAGAGTATCCTGACTACCCCAATCCCTGGACATATATGGGCACCTATTTTGACGGGAGCCTTATTCGGGACAACTGGGGTTTTGTTTATGAAATTACCTCTGACATCACAAACCGATCGTACATTGGCAGGAAGTACTTTTGGCAAAAACGAAAGCCTAGATCTAGTAATAAAACAGGAAAACGGAGAAGAGTTACGTCTGAGAGTAACTGGCGTCAGTACTATGGATCTTGTCCAGAGCTTAAAGCGGACATTAAACTCTACGGGAAGGAATCCTTTAAGAGAGTTATATTGAGTCTTCATGAGACTCCAGGTAAGACTAACTATGAAGAGACCCGTCAACTCTTCTTACATAATGTTCTGACCGAACGCTTGACAGATGGCACCCCTGCCTTCTATAATAGCAACATCCTCGGGCGGTACTACCGCAAGGATTATTTTGAGTCGTGTGAAGGGTCAAATCTTTGTGACGAATGCTGAGTTCTGTTAATTTAATGATCAAGAAATTTCTGCCACTTGCGTTGGCGACTTCTATTCCTGCTGCTTGTGCTTACCCTAGCATCAATCAGATCAAGAACCCTCCCCAAGTTGATGTAGCGGTCAACATGGAGAAGGCAGTCCCCATTGAGGCAGTGGAAAAGACTTGGAAGTGTCCTGGATGTAATACCAATGAAAAATACGTCCTTGAAAAACTCCAAGAGAAAACAAGAATCTCAGATCGCAATGCTCTTGCTACGATTATGGGAAATATTAAACAGGAGAGCAAGTTTATTCCCAACATATGCGAGGGAGGGGCTAGAGTTCCTTACAACCGTTGCCATCGGGGTGGGTATGGTCTTATTCAGTGGACCTCAATAGGTCGCTATAATGGACTCGGTAAGTTCTGCGAGAAGTATTCTTGTGACCCTAGCAGTCTGGAAGGTCAGACTCGTTACATGATTAATGAGAATATCTTTCAGCGGTATCTGCCTATGTTTGAAGGTAATGGTCAAACGGTTGACCAATACATGGTTGCTGCGTACTATTGGTTGGGTTGGGGTATCAAAGGATATCGTCAACAATATGCATATGATTACACTAAAAAGATGATTTTTACTTGATATGAAAACTTTGGAAGAAACCGTAGAGCTGAGTCATGAATGGGCAGTGGATCGTATTCATACTCTTTGCGATGGTGTCAAGAGAGATCCTCTGAAATGCGTTGAAGACGCTTATTCCATTCAACAAGAGTTTGCAGAATGGTTTGATCCTAATTGTGAAGATGATGAAGTGTTTTCAATCGAATATATGCCTAACTGGGACTAGACTATTTCTATCTCTAACTCATAGATTCCGTTGGGGTCTGCAGCATAAGTAGCTGCCCCCTCAGTTGAAAACTTTCTAGCAAACTTACTCTCTTTGGACCACTGAGAATCTGCTACTAAATAAATCCATTCTCCTTGTCCATTGAGTTTCTTTACTATGTACATCTTGACAGCATAGAACGAACCTTGTAAAATATTTATCTTGACTCAGTAGCTCAGTTGGATAGAGCAACTGCCTTCTAAGCAGTCGGTCGTAGGTTCGAGTCCTACCTGAGTCGTTGGAATTTCGACGGAAGTTCCATGGGGTGTGACAGAACAAACCTTGTGGTCACTCACGGGTTAATGTATATGAACACAGGGGTGATACCCGCCATGTGACTGGGAGACCAGAGACATGAGAATCCCACATCAGGGAGTGTTGTAGTGCTAGAGAAGTTCATCAGTGTGACCCTCTAGTTGTGAGTATGATGAAACCTCACCACCCACCACAAACAGACCATGGGTAGACATCTCCCCAAAACTGCAGGTTGGTTCACCTGCACTATTCCCTCATAGTTCAGTTGGTAGAACGGGTGAGGGAGTCCGCCACTTTAGCTCAGCTGGATAGAGCAGCTGTTTTGTAAACAGCAGGTCAACAGTTCGAGTCTGTTAAGTGGCTCCAGGGCGAATAACTCAGCGGTAGAGTGTCTCGTTTACACCGAGGTTGTCGGGGGTTCGATCCCCTCTTCGCCCACTACTCTCAAAGAGGTTAAATGCAAAAAAATGTTATCCATTCGATGCAAAGTATGTAATACAGAACTAGTAAGTTCTAATAAAATACAGTGCTGCGGTTGTCCAAATATGACAACCATAAAAGGTGAAACGGTGACCGCTAAAGATTTAAGTAAAGTTTTGTTACTTAATCCTAATAACAATATAAAGAAACAACCTTTGTTGTCAAATGATGACCTAAAATACCAGGAGGAACGACGGAAACGCCGCGTCCGAAAAATAAACTACGAGGAACGATGATCAATCTGCACCAACTCTTCAACCACTACTTGAACACGGATAAGAAACTGGATCTCCAAGATGTAAATGAACGGTTGATTAGTTATGGTTGGGTTGATGATGGAAAAGATTTGACTGGTTATTATGTCTTGACGGAAAACTTTGAGTTGATTTATAATTTGAAAGGCGAGTTTCAATACAAAGTTCCCAGAAAATCTGAAGCAAGCGTAAAGAAATCATTGGTAAATAAATAAAAAATATATGTGGCGACTGTGGTGTTACGCACTTGGTAAAAAAGAAGGACGTTCTGATAGTGAAGCAAACTCTATTGCTATTATCAGAACAGTTATTTTACCTACCTACATGGTCACAAACATTTTTATCGTTGCAGGTGTCATAAGACACTGGAACGATGTTCCCAATAAAGGTTCTACTCTCCTAAATAATAAGTAAAACCAAATAGTATATTGTGCTTTATGCCATACAAAGATAAAGAAAAGCAAAGAGAAGTACAAAGACTCTGGGCACAAAAACAAAGTAATGATTTTAAAAAAGCGAAATATGAAAGAGGAAAAACTAATAAAAAATTAATAGTTGAAAAACTAAATAAACTTAAACTTGACATTGGATGCTGTAAACTTTGTGGAGATTATCATCCACCATGTTGCTTTGATTTTCATCATATTGATGAATCATCTAAAAAAGGAGAAGTTTCTAAGTTAGCATCTAAAGGATATAAGTGGGAGACAATCCAAGCAGAGATAGACAAATGTTATATGCTCTGTGCTCCCTGCCATCGTAAAATACACGCTGGCTTGTTGGAAATCATAGGGTGAGTTGGCAGAGTGGTTTATTGCGTTAGTCTTGAAAACTAATGTGTCTTCACGGGCACCCTCGGTTCAAATCCGAGACTCACCGTTTTTTAACGATTTCTTAAACACTATCTTGACATCAAGATAAAAGTGTATATATTGTTACTTGACAATGAGTGAAAGTAAAGTATCATATAGATACACAAATAGCTCTGTGCCTTAATGGACCCATCTACTTACGGATTTTACTTAGTAGTATTAATCTTTATTCTTATGGTCTGGTACGCTGGATTTGATGGGACCATGAGATTGTTTCAATATATTGACGTACAGCTGCAATATGCTGTTATTAGATTCAAAATGCGGAGGATGCAACGAAAGTTGGAGAAGGAGCTAGGTCTTCCGCCAAAAAACTACGACAAATTCCTGGAGGAACACAAGAATGACCAATGACAAGGAACTGTCTGATCTATCATTGAGTAGAGCAGAATGTCCCAAGTGTGGTGCTCTTTGGATCAATGAGCAGCACTACTGGTCTGGAACGGGTAAGATGGGTAATGATCTAGATCTTGCAGGTCTAGTTTGTAACAAACTTGGTAATCATCAATGTATCAATCCTGCTAGAGGTCAAGAAGGCGGAGTGACCTGGGCAGAACGACTTTCAACTTTAGAAAAAGATTTTCCCAACGATGAAGATGCCGCAAGTTGATTTTAGTAAGTGGGGGAAAGATATTGAACCTCCAAATCATGTGACCAAAGAAGAAGTTCAGGAGATGATTGATGATGCAATACGCAAACATAATCGTAATGCTTCAATTATCTCTATGTGTGTTGGGTGGGTTGTTCTTGCACTTTTTGCTGAGGGTTTGCTTCGACTCATTGGAGTTATAGATCCTATTTTCCCATGGTTGAAAATAACATTATAGAATGGATTGGTGTGGTCACACTATTTTTATTTGGTGTGACCATGATATGTCAAGGACATTTCATAGTGTCTGGAAAACATGGTTACAAACATTCAGAGCGTGAAAAGCACAAGATGAATGCTACTCGTAAACAAGTAGAAGACCTATTCAAAGAAAAATGACCGAGGATGAAAAAAAAGAACAATCATTCAATCAGTTATTAGAAAGAGTTAGACAACTACGAATGCAAGAGTTGTTTGAAGAACCATGCCCTCTGTATGAAGAAGATGAACTGGACTGAGTTCATTGATTTTGTTGCCAGTGTTTTGTATCTTTACATTGCATGGTTAAGTGGTATACTGTTAGGATACCTCATAGGTAGACGAGACAGTGAATAAATATCCTTATGGAAGACCTACCACCGATCATAACATTTGACTTTGAGATACAGGATGTTCGCCTTGTTCATAAGGCAATGACTGTTCTTAAGGAAAGATGGGCGGGAGGAGATCCCCGCGAACAAGAACATATAGATGTTCTTAAGAATGCTTTCTATCGCGCCATTTTAGAGTATACTTATCAGGAAGTTGATCATGATGTTCAAGATGAATGACCACACCGATGCTCTCAGGAACACAGACTGGAGGTACAGCGACGAAAGGATGCTTCTTCGCGCAGAAGTCTTCCGTGCCCTTCAGCACCACTTAGAAGACCATTGCAGGGCAGTCTATGAGTTCTGTAATGATTGGGTTAGTCAAGGCAACAAAGGGTCTGATAACCTTGAGCAGCACTTTCAGGATTATCTCAGGACCGTAGCAGAAACCAGTTATACACTAGAACCCATTGACAACCATCCGTTGGTGGGGTAAGATATAAAAGTAATCGGGCATTAGCGCAGTTTGGTAGCGCGTCCCGTTTGGGGCGGGAAGGTCATAAGTTCAAATCTTATATGCCCGATTTAATATACATATTATCAACTATGCAGTTTTATTCCGTGGAGTATTGGCAGGAGAACTGGGAAACTCTTTTTGAAAGAGTGGAGAATGGAGAGGCAATAGGTATAGAGAATGAGAATGGAGATAGAGCAGTGATGGTTCCAGCGGATGATGAACTCATACGCATCTATACAGATCACAACGAAGCAACATAAACTTCTTGGAAGTGTAGCTCAATTGGCAGAGCGAGAAGCTTATACCTTCTGTATGCACCAGATTAGTGCGCGGTTGTGGGTTCGACTCCCTCCACTTCCATTGACAGATACCCCATCTGTCATGTATAATACTATGGTCAACCAAACAAGACGATGACACTGACTAGTAAGTTCAAGAAAGATCTGCAAACCCTACGCGGTGCTGTAAACGGTGACTTTTTCCTTGATGTGAAGAATCCGAAACTTCTCAAAAAGGTCCGTCGTTATTATGAGAACAACGGTGTCGTTTTTTCTGGCGATCCCCTTGATGATTATGATATTTTGATGGAGCAAGTTGCTACCGATCTTGAGTCTGTTGAGGTGGCATGAAAGTTCTTCTAGAACGTTTTCCCTATCGTTATGTTGAATCGGGAACCCTAGACAATGGGTTCCCTGACTACAGAATCCAAAAAGCAAATGAGTATACCAAGCGTTACTCAGACATGTATCTCCTAGATAATCAGATGCAACTTCTGACTGCTATGGAAGATTTTGAATACACTAAATGGTTAGATCCAGAACGTGTTCCTTGCTATGTGAGGGATGTAGTATCCTAAATACTGATGAAGAATTAAGTATTTAACTATGGCAACATCAGCTAGACAAGCTGCCGCTAAAACTGCAGCAGCGGATGCATCGAAAAAGGCAGTTCATATGTCCCAGTACGATAAGCAGGTAGAAGTACGCCTTCAGGCGTTGGAATCAATGGCACATAAAAAGTGCGATGGAGGATCTGCACCTGCAGCTGGTGGTGCTAGCGAAGAGAGAATCGCTGCTCTTGAAGCAAGACTAGAAGATCTGATTGTTCGTTTGAACAAGAAGTTCAACTTCTGAGTTTCCTGTTTTTGGCAAAACAGGTGGTGGAGTCAATCTGACCCAAGACATGGAGAGTCTGTAAAAACCCTGGTCGGGATGGGTCAAAGACCCCTCGGGTTTCTTGTTTTACCATAAAAACAAGTGGTGTGGATGGGATCTCTCTCCCGCCTGGTTTATATGTTCCAGTTAAAAATATATTGGTGGATCCAAATGACCCCTTTCGTGTGA